ATTACTGATAACGGCGGGATTCCGTCGTTTCCAACCAGGTTTACAAGATTGGTACGGTATTTGTTTTCCAACCGTTCAATTGTGGCTGTAATAAGCTTCAGCTTATATGTTGTATCTCTTACTTCCCAGTAATGGAACGGTCTTCTTTTTGGCTTTCTGTCGGCAATATTTGTAATATTATCCTGTTCCATCTCTTCTTTTCCTACTTCTTCGTCAATTCCACCTAATCCCATATTTTAATTCTCCTTTCCTTATGATGGATCTTCGTAATCCAAATCACTCTCTACTGTCATTTCCAGTTCGAATTCAATAACACCATTTACACCGCCGCCTGTTCTTGTCACACCTACGGTTGCATCATATTTTGTCACGCTTCCGTCTTTGAGAGTTTCCTTAAACTGCAGCAATGTATTTGCTGCCGCTGCTTTTCTCATCACTCTATATGGGCTGTTCGCTTTTGTGTTGTCATATTTAAACTTATATGTCATTTCCGGCAGATCGCCGATTCCGCTTTCGTACTTTTTGTTCGGATCTGTTAAGCATGTGTTATCTGCTTTTTCTTTTTTGATTCCAATACTCGGAATTTCTTTCAGTCCAGGAAGGTCTGTATATTCTGTGGCATCCGATCCTGCACCATCTTTTTTTTCTCTAAATGCCAGTGTTGCGCCATTTGCTAACATTTTTTTCATCACTCCTTTACGTCCAATAGACCATGTCTGAATTCATGTCTATAATGCCTTCATATCTCATCACCTTATGTTCCATACCAGATGGATCAGGTGTATCTGTACATCCTGTTCGAGTCAATCCGATCTTTTCACAAATTGTTTCATCTACCTTTAATGCCGCAGGCGACGTAGAACGGTTGTTCCAGACATCAATTTTATACCGGACATACGCCTTTTCTTCTTTGTCCGTTCTTTCATACACTTTGTTCTCTTCTTCCGTAAGCTGGATTATCGGCACCTTCTTCCAGTCGCTTGGATAAGACCTTGTTACATTCTCAAACTCTTCTTCCAGTGCAGAAAAAACCTTGTCTTTGATATTTTTCATAATTGTTTCTTTAACTCCTCACCGATGATCTCTGTAATCCTATCTTCGTTGTTCTTCAGAGCCGGATACAGGAACGGCTGTGCCGGCTGTCCGGTGCACTGATAGAACCTTCCGTCCTTCGTGTCTATATACGGAAAATGGTAGTGTTCCGCAGTAGCTCTGTCGATTTCATCTGTCCCAGAGCCTTCGTGGATCCACCATGGGGACTGTGTGTAGGCTGGGGATATGTTTGGAGATATGCCGTTATGAGAGGCCTGTCCTTTCGGACCAGTTCCTAATTCCACACACCTGTCATGTGTTACATTCGCCCAGCACGTCCCCCTTACTGTGCCATCTTCCAATTCTGACACATCCGTCATGATCTTCTGGCGGAGTTCGCCGTCATGCACCGGTGCAATATGCTTTGCATTCTCTTGCACCAGTGCAATTCCTCTTGCGATTCCATTTTTTAGATTTACCTTCGCCATTTCTTCCAGTTTCTTCTGGAGCTTATCTGCACCTTCGATCATAACTTCTCAATCTCCATTCTCAGGAATCTTAACGGTTTAATTGAAATGATTTTATAGTCTGGTTCATCTTCCGTGAACAGGCATATTCCATCACCTTCTACCACATCCAGCCCCGAGTCGAATACATAGTGTGTGATTCCGTCTTCGTCGGTCTGGACATGGTATTTTCCATTCATGCGAAGATTGTAGATGTATGAGAGTCTCTCCCCGTATATCTCCGCCTGGATCTTTCCTCCTGCCGGCCATGCTTCTCCGGAGAACTCAAAAAGCGAGCTATACTCTGTGTACGTCCCGCCTTCACCATCTTTTCTTACCACTTTTTTCTTCAGATGGTACTCTTTTACATTTTTAGTTCTCATTCTCATAGGTTCTGCCTCCCACTCTTACCAGGCGGAATCTATTCAGTACCGCATAAGTATGCTCCGGAATATCATTGAATGTATACGACTCTCCAGCTTCACTCCTTGCGCTTTCTCCTTCGGTTCCATCCCTGTTGAATGCGATGATCGCAATCTCTCTCTGTACCGGTTCCAGTGCGGCCGGCAAGCGTTTTCTGTTCGTATATCCCAAGATCCACGCTTTTGCGTCTTCTAACAGTTCTTTTGCAGAATCTTCATCCAGTCCGGTCTTTTTCATGATTCTTTCAACCGAGTTTGCCATTTACACCATATCCTTTAACACTTCTTTTAACTGATCTTTGTTAAGAGACGATACTCCTGACATTCCTTTTTCTTTCGCAAGTGCCTTCAGTTCTTCAAGGCTCATGGATTCCAGATCCGGTTTAGACTCATCTTCTACCGGAGTGCCTTCTACCTGAGCACCTTCTGCCGTTTTATCTTCTTCCGGCGCACTGGGTAATTCTTTAAACCCTTCTTTCTTAAGAAGGGCGATCGTTGTCATCGATTCTGTTTCTCTTTCCACGTTTCCTTTCACTAAGATCATAATTTTGCCTCCTTAATGCTTAAGAATACATGTTTGATCTGGTTATCCAGTGTCCACAGGTCGTGGAACCGTCTGTAGTCCAGTAACCATGCATTTGCCTTCTGGTTCGTGTTTGGATCAAAGATTCTCATGTTGTCCAGCTTTGTTACAGCAATCGGTGCTGTGCTCGGTGATACAAAGAAATTGATGTCTTTTGCAGATGTGCCTTTTTCAAAACCTCCCTGCTTCTGCCCTTCTGTTTTTCCGTCGTTGATCTTGATTGACGTAACCATTCTATCAGATGATGTTTCAATGATCGGAACCCCATCCACCATCGGTACTTTCGTTACGATTCCGCCTTTTGCGAAATCTACAACTCTGATCCTGTCAGAGAGCTCCATTTCCAGTTCAAGGATGAAATCGCTTGTCGCCTGGCATACCAGCGGACCTAAGTAGGAGTCTCTTGATGCCTTAATCGCTTCTTTCAGCTTTCTCAACGCAGATGTGTCTGTTGCTCCCGGGGTATAGCCGTATTCGATCATCCCGGCTTTATCTGCCGCAATTACATCCGTAGCAACCTTAGAAATACGGTAAGCGTCAATTTCCGGGATTACGCGGGTTCTCTGGAATTCACCCATAACCCTTGAAGCTTCTGGGACAAAGTTTGATTCATCCACTTCTCTTGGATCTAACTGGAACGATCTTCCTCTGTCCTGAGTCATTTCTCTTGTTTCATATTCGAGTTTTACAGATCCTCTTTCGAATCCGTTGTCCATGTCGTAGTTTCCGAGTCCGTCCAGCTCCATCTTAGGGATCTTGACCTCTTTTCCACCACTGTATTTCACCTGGCCGGCATTCTTGTCCATCCAGCCTGTAGTCAGTTCCTGTACCGCCAGAAGATCCAGCGATTTCTGGAACAGGGCAGCTTTTTCTAATGTGTTAATCGCCATGTTTTATTTCCTCCTTACATTTCTCCACGCATATATTTAAGAATCTTCTCTTCTTCCGACATGTCGTTGCCGGCCGCCGGCTTCTTTAATGGTTCTCCACCCTTCAATCGTTCATTTACAGCTGCTTCAACTGCTGCCCCGAACGCTTTCTCTACAGCAGCAATAGACTTATTGCAGCTCTCTGCATCTGCGTAATTTAACACTTCCGCAAGTTCAACCGGGAGCTTCTTCTCTGTCAGTGTATTCTTTGCCTCTGCCATCAGCTCTTTGCGTGTGATCTCTGCTTCTCTGTCATCAAGCTCTTTTTTCCTTTTATCGCTGAGATATTTTTCTTTCTCAGCCGATGTCATTTTTGCCAGCCTTTCAGCTTCGGACAGTTTTTCGTTTGAAATATCTTCCCATTTCTGCCGCTCTGTCTCGAGTGCCGCCTGAATACGTTTGTCAAATTCTTCTTTATTCCCTTTCTCTTTCAGGAAATCATCAAACGATAATGGTTTTGGATCGTTTTTGTCAGGTTCCGGATCACCGCCATCCGGTTTCCCGTCAGGGTTTGGATTGTCACCATCCGGATCAGCGGCAAAAAACTGCAGTTTTAACTGCATTTTCATGTTTCTTTTTTTCATCTTTTTCCTTTCTGCCGGATGATCTTCCGGGCTTAGTTATTTCTGTTCTTTACCGCCTGCAGAAAAAGGCATAAAAATAAGACGCATAACCCTGCGTCTCAAAGGGAGATAATTGGATCACCGCCTTTCTACTGATAGCCGCTTACCATTGAAACATACCGTGTCACCGATTTTTGCAAATTCATGGTTTATTCTCACTCCTTTCAGTTTTGCTGTCCCATCGTCAATTACGTAAATAAATTTGATCATGTCATCATCGATCCGGATCGCCAGCCATTTTGGTGCCATTCTGTCCGCATCTGATTTAACTGTGTATTTCCATTTGCGTTTCATATTCTTGATATAAAAATACCACCAGTTATCAAACTGATGGCATTTATTCCTTATGGTTTTTACATCTCATGCATATGTCTTTATAATCCGCTGTATCCAATACCTCTTTCGGTATTGTCCAGTTCGGTGCCAGCCCTTCCACATTCATATGGATGTCATAGCACACAGCATCGTCAATTTCCTTCTTTAACAGCGGACACTTTATTCTTTTTACTCTTTGCTGCATACTTTTCTGCCACCTCCCTTATTTTCAATGTGTTCTCATCGAACTCCTGACTTGTAAATGTTGTCCGGATGTTTTTGTTTTCCACATCAACATACGTAGCACCATCCTTGCTGTAGTAATTCACAAATCTGCCGTTCCATCTGGTAAGCGATATATCGGCTTCTTTTATAAAGCGTTCTGCCTCAGCTCTGCTTACCTGATGTGATCGCTCCGTATTTATATGACTTTCATCGTATGTGTATTCCGATGTATCGATTTTTTCCGGTTTAATCTTTGCAATACCTTTTATTCCAGCTTTGTCTAGTGCTTTCTGTGCTTTGTAGTCTTTCTTTGTGTTTCCTGGATGATCTGTCAGATATTTCTTATAACCTTTCAGATCTTTCCATTCCTCAGGTTTATTATACTTCATTTCCTGGAATGCATCCAGTGTTTTACCAGCATCCTTACCAACTACTTTTCTATATTGCTTATATTGCTTCCTGTCCTCTGCAACATGTTTGATTTTCTTTTGTTCCAGCTCCGCATTCGGTTTTCCTTGTACGTATTCTTTGTACCACTTAGCATAAGTCATAGATGCCGGTATCTTTATCCTCTTCCCGGTTTCAGGATCTAGTGCGCTGCGCTGCAGTCTCTGGATATCCGCTTCATCTGTCACTGCTGTGACGGTGCATCTGCACCATGGGTGCATCGGTGGACAGTTTTCTGCAATCTTTCTTTCGGATATCAGGAATATCTTACCGTCCAGCGGTACGCAGTGCGTTTCACAAGTCCTTAAATCGAGAGTGGCAAGGTATCTATACTTTTTAATCCCGCAAGCCTTATAGCTTTCAAAATTCATTTCCGTAAAAATATAATTACTCTCTGTTCTTACAAGGCGTCTCGCCTTGCTGGAGCCCTGTGCAAATTTGTAGGATATAGCCTCAGCGGTTTCCCTGTCCGGTCGTCCGGTCATCATGCTGACCAGCATTTCCTCTTTCAGAGATTCGGCCAGTTCCTGTGTGTTATTCCATATTCTTTCCGAGTAGTTCTTCCCGGACCACCTGCTGTTTAGCAGCATATCTATCTTTTCTGCAGATACGTGCGCAAACTCAAATGCTGCATCTGCTTTCTGCTGAATATCGAATATGCTTTTATAATATGATTCCTGCGCCAAGTTTGTATAAAATCTTTGGTTTTCTATCAGCTCCTGGTTGTACACATTTGTCATGATCGTATTTATCTGAATCTGAAGCTGTCTGAACTTGTCCAGACGTGCCGCATATGCCGGAGCTTCCAGCTTTGCCAGGAGATCTTTCTTCGATTCATCCTTATCGTCTGCTTTCAGCTTCTGTAGGAGCTCATCCAAGGATGTCCGGTCCTGCATAAGGTTTAACAGAGACATTGCGTCTGTTTCTGTCAATCCATGTTTTTCCTGGTACTTTTCAAACACCTGATCTGCTGCCAGCTGCAGATATCTGGATGCCTTCTGATACGCCTTTGCTATTTCATCCGCCTTTTTTTCTGCGTTCTCAAATACTTCATAAGCATTCTGTACCTGCCGTTTTTCCCAGTAGCCGTTATTCATCCGTTAAATCCTCGTCGCTTTTATCCTTGGTCTTATCCTTTTTCTGATCCGGATCTTCCGGTTCATCCGGTGAATCTTCCGGCGGATCGTTCGGATGATTCCCGAACAGTTGCTGTTGCTGCTTGATATTCTCCGCTGTTTCTTTTTCCACGGCTTTAAGTTCTTCGTCTACATCATCGACAAAAGGAATCTGTGCCAATAAGGTTTTTTTGCTGACCTTGCCCCATAAGTTGGCCACATACTGACTGATCTCCAAGAGGTTTTTTGGCATCGATCTGGTAAATACCGGTGTGATGCCTCGCGGATCAATTTGAATTGTGGACCTCGTGAACATATAGCTGGTGAATATCCGCATTCTCTTTCTGAGTCCCTTTTTGTAGTACCTCGTCTTGATCTTGGTAATATTCTCCATTCCCAGGAGCTTGAACTCCATGGCCACACCAGAAACATTCCCGCCGAAGTTTTCATCTGACATGCATGGAATGTGGCTGAATTTATGGATATCCTGTTCAATTGCTTTTTTTAGTATCTCCACACCGTTTTCATCATATGTTCGGACCAGATATTCTGCTTTTGCATCTTTCGGTAATTCTACATACTTATCTTTTGCCAGTCTTTTCATGGCTTTTCTTCCATTACCTTCAGATTCTTCATCCATTTCATCGTCATCATCTGCCAGCATTGCTCCGTAGATGGCCAGTATCGCATCGATGAACTGTTCTTTATCCGTTACACGGTCGCTCATCAACACATTGTAAGCATCAATCAGCGGTATCTGTAGTTCAAAATCTCCAATGGCGAGCTTATTATTCAGGTATTCAATCACAGGTACCTCGCCTTTATTGTGTGGTTCCGGCGTTTCGTACAAGCTCTGTGGATCGTCATTATTGATGATATTCAGCACGTATTTGTAATTCTGCGTCAATATGGTGGCTATGTATTTCGTTACCTCCCAGTCTGTGTCATCTTTCTGCTCGTAATAATATACAGCGAATAATTCGTTTTCCTCAATGGTGTTGTCAATAACCATGAACGTGTTTTCCGGAGAAATATTCTTGACAACTAACGACGTTTCATCTTTTTTGGTATAGATGTATTCGTACGCTCTGCCATAGATCGACAGGTCAAGCCCATTATCTCCATCCGCCTCATCCGCCCCTGCATTCTCCAGTTCGTCCGTCAGCTCAGTAATATCATTATTGCTTTTATAACTGACCGGATTCCCGATAAAGTAAGAAGATGCGGTATCCGAAATATCTTTGGCGTGATTGCATACCAATTTATTCTCTCTGTCCGTTTCTTCGAGAATGTCATGTTTGCCTTCATAATATCTTTTTAACTTATTCAGTCTTTCATATCCTGATCGATGTTTGAGGATCAAATGCCGGATTGCCTGCTTATTCGGATTCATTTCATCCCATTCCTCTGCAGGCATAACAAAATTATACATATCTTTCTCACCTCCTTAGTGGAATCCTACTTTCGCTTTATTCTTAATTCTTGCTCTCTGTACATTTAAGATGGTGTAGCAGAAATATCTCACTGCATCCATTGCATGGTCAAACTGTTTTACCGGTTTGTCCTCTCCTCTTTCTGCTGCCTTTTCATCCCATACGTAAGTAGCAAACTCTTTTCTTGTATTTACGCATTCATCGCTGAATTTGATTTTTTCTCTGTTCAGGCATGTGCCTACTACACGGATACCATCTTCTACGTCATTCTTGGCTTTAATGACGTTGTATCCTCTCTTCTGTAATTCCGTTATGAATGAAGCTGCTGCCGGATCCACGATGATCGCTTTTATCTTCGTTCCTTCCAACCACTTCTTCAGATCTGTAGCATACTCTGAATCTGTTTTCTGCTGTTTCCTTTCTCTTCCGGAGTAATAGTATTCTCTGGTACAGTACCATGTTCCGTCTACGCCCTTGTTCCATAACAGGAAGACCGTAGCGTTCTGTGTACCGTAGTCACAACTTACATATCTATTTCCGTTTATCAGCAGCTGGAAAAACTCTGTTATCTTTTTTACATGCCGTTCTTCATCGAACATGTCATAGATAATACCTTCTGCCATCGCCCACAGGCCAAGAATGTAACGCTTGTAGAATACCCCTCTGTATGTATTCCGGTATCTTTCTTTGATCTCATCACTGAGGCTCAGGTTATCATCCATTACAAAATGTACGTATAGGATATTCTTGACCGGTTCATCTTTCGCCCTTAACTCTGCTGCCCGTTCTTTTCCAATGTATCCAACGGCTCGGTCTATCCAATTGACCTTAAACCAGTGGTAGGGTCCGGAAGGGTTGCAGTTAAACCAGAACTTCGATCCATCTACCGAACATCGGCCGGTAGCCTGATTCACGAAACTTTCCGGCATAAGCGCCACTTCATCAAAGAAGACTCCTGCCAGTGTGATTCCCTGTATCAGGTCCTGGGAGCTTTCGTCCCTTCCACCGAATATGTAGAAGTTATTAGTCGTTTTTCCTCTTGTGATCACTATCAGGTTGTCGGCTCTGTGGTCTACCACACCATAGCCTCTTGCCTTTAGCATGAGTTTTAGCCAAAACAGTACGTTCCTTCGAAATGATCCGATGGTTTTCCCGCACATGGCGAAATTCTGTCCGTTGAACGTTTCCATCGCCCACATCACGTAGGATAGCGACATGCACACTGTCTTTCCCGATCGGATAGCTCCATCTGCTATAATCCCATCGTAATCTTTTACGGGCGACGTCGCACACCACCATGTCAGTACCTGTTTCTGCTTTTTTGAGAACGGTTTGAACTTGAATATCTGATTATATACTGTCTGCAGACGGCTTTTCTTCATAGCCTGGATCTTTTTCTTCAGATTTGTGATCTTTTCATACATCCTGATCACCCCAAACTTCTGAAGCTGTAGCGTTCATGGCATCCATGAATCCGTCGTCCGCTGTTTCATGCGATCCTCCATCCTGTTTCATGATCTGGAGTTCTAACTGCATCGTAGCAAGTTCTAACTTGGCATCATCGTAGCCAAACTTATGGATAGCTTCGATTGCCTTCTGTTTCTTGGCCTGTACCCTCGTGAGTGCATCTTCTATCTGCTGGATCTGGCCAAGTATTCCGGCATATTCTTTTAGTTCTGTACGATCTCCTTTTTCCAGTCCATCGGCGTATTTTACTACCGTCATTCCCGGTGGCGACTTCTCATCCTTGTTTTGCTGTGTTTCAGCATTTTTCAATGCTTCTATTCGGTGCAACATGCGGTATTCACGAACCGTAAGTAGCTGTATTTCCTGTAGGAGCAGCTGCTCTTTGTCGAGTCCAATCGTCTCGGCCAGCTGCAGTTCTTCCGGATTCAGGGTATCAAAAAAGAGAGTTTCGAACTCTCCTGTCTTAACTGCATTCTTGTTTCCCGGCGGCCCTGTCCCGCCATGCCCTTTGGCATTTTTGTTCCCCGGCTGACCGCCTCTTTTTTTCGCAACGTTGCGTTTTTTCTTTTGCAACGTTGCATTATCCCAGCACTGTCTGTTCTTCCAGCTCCGGACTGTCCCAACCGGAACATCCAGTTCCTTAGCAATCTCAATTAATTTCAGCCCTTTGTCATATAATTCTTTCGCTTCAATAGCCCTCTGATCGGGTGCTCTTGCCACGCCTCACCACCCCTCATTCATTTCGTTTTTGATTTTTATCTTTCAACAATCTCGTTTTATCTTTTATTTTCACGTAAAAAGGTGGCAACATCATCTGCTGCCACCTTCAGGGTGAGTATGTCCTTTTCAATTTTCGGACAATATCATAATAACACACTTTTATGTATCCTGAGTCCCCCTCTTTTTAAATTTTGTTGACAGGAGGTAATAGAACTTCCGTCTTCTGTCGTAGTACATTTTCTTTCCGCACGGCATCCCTTTTGCATCCCTCAAGTATCTGTATGTAGCATATTCTGTAGTTACCCCTTCCAGCAGCCACTGATAGATCTCCGGATCTGCTTCAATTGCTGTCTGTTCGATTCGCTTGCACTTTTCTTCCAGTTCTACACGCCTGATAGCCAGGCGCTCTGTAGCGGACGCCTGGCTCGGACTGCCTTTTCCTTCCTGGCCATATTGCATGGCTTTTATAGTATTTGTAAGTTCTGCGAGTTCCCTTCTCCATTCTGGATATTGTAAACAGTGATATTTTACTTCAAGAAACTGATATTTGTTAATGCCATATTTATCTTCGTTAATCGGTCTGATCTTCAACTTTATATCTCCTTCCTGTTCGTCTGTCGCGAACGATCAGGATTTCGAATCCGAACAGACTGGCTATATCCTGCAGATCTTTTAACGCTCTCCGCATATGATACGGCATCCTGTTATACCTTGCTATTGCCTTTTCTGCTGTTGTGTCCTTATACCCTTCGTGATTCATATTATCTCCTTTACGCCGACGTCCTGATTCTGACGCTTCGTAAGGTTTCTGGTGTGGATTCTGCATAGTATCTTGCTGTTACTTCTGGACTTGCATGTCCCATGATTTCTTGTATAATACCAATATCTGCTCCACGGTTCTTGAGATTCATGCCGAGCGTTTTACGCATCTTGTGCGGATATACCCTGCATGACATACCCTCTCTCTTTCCAATCCGCTTGATAACGTCCCTTAATCCATTGACGGAAAGTCTCGCAAAAGGTTTCCTCTGAGCAACGAACAGTGCCGGATTATCATCTGTACGGGTGTCGAGGTATCTCTTTAGATGGAACCTTGCCACCTCATCCAGATAGATCACTCTATAGCGTTCGCTCTTTTCACTCAGAATCATGATATCCCCTGTGCTCCAGTCAATGTCTTCCCGGTTCAGTGGTGCAATCTCTCCGATTCTTGCTCCGGTACTGCGGAACACTTCAATAATGGCACGGTCGCGTTTGGATTCACAGCCTTCCCTTAACTCTTCCATCTCTGCCGGCCGGAAGTAGTCAATCGGTTTTCTCACTTCTTTCAGCGCTTCCGTATTCTCCACTGGATTGAAAGTTATAAAGTGTTCTTTCCGCATCCACGTGAAGAAGGCAGACAGGTACCGTCTCTCATTATTTACGGTTGCTGCTGTATTCTTATTGCCTTTCTTTCCGGATCGTTCTGAATACCAGTGCAAATAGTAATCGATGTCAATCTCATCAATTTTATTCAATGGTTTATTCAGCGCTGTTGCTAATCTCGTAGCAGCATCTCTGTACTGGTTCTTTGTGACCTGCCGGAGATTTTTCTTTTTGATCATCATAAGACCGATGTAGTATCGGTTCTGCTCTTCGTAAGATACTTTTAACTCCGCTGGGAGTGTGGTAATCTCTTCCATGTTTACCGCAACCAGTTGCTCTTCCAGTATCTTCTGCAGGATGTCCAGAGTTGTTCTGTCTACATACTGAGACATCCGGAAAATGACATTATTAATAACTTCCGCTTTAATGTTGGTATTATACATAGTAACCCTCCTTGAAACCTAAGAGGCATCTATGTTATAATGTCCTTAGGTATAAGTGATGAGCAGTAGATATGTGTCTGGCAGGACGGATCTACTGCTTGTTTTTATGTTACTTTCACTCACCCTTTTTCTTCATTCGTCTGTGCGATGTCGCACATGTTTATTTCTTCAGTGATTTATTCACCTTTTCTACCATAATGTCTGTTTCCTTTTTCCTCCCTTCTTTATGCACGGTGCATTCTGCTGCCGGCTGGAATTCTATATCGTCCGGTTGCGTGTGATACAATACCCGGTTGGTGCTATTCTTTATATTTTTCTTCTATCTGCCTGCTCCTTTCATGAATTGGTTATATATATCTGTTTCTTCCAGCCTGTTTCTGGCGGTTCCGGTCCACGGTTATGTTCGGCCAGAGTTCTTATCAGATCTTCAAATTCTGCTGCCGCCTGTTCTGAAAGTTCTTCCTTCAGGTTAACATTGCTCATCCAGCTGAATCCGTATTTTTTAAGAATATCTTTTCTTGTCATTACAATTTACCTATTACCCTTTTTCCTTCTTCGGTCTGTTTCCATTCATCGTATTCGTCCCATGTGTCTTTTGTAATCACCTCATGCCAATCCCTTGGATGTTCCTGTAATATCTCCGGATGTTTCCGTTTTAAAAACTCTTTCATTCCCGGTGTTCCTAAAAATATCATTTTTTCTTTCTCCTCTCTTCTGTTTCCCATTTACACATGTTCCACCACTCGCAGAATAAGCAGCATCCCAGGCACTGGTTGGTGCTTACCATTATGATCCAGTGTTTTAATTTTTCTTTTATCTCCATGTCATTCACCTCTTCTTATGCATCTCAACAGATCTTCTACTCCCTGTGTGTAACCTTCTTTATACTTCTGAGCTTTTTCAAGTTCTCTGCTGTATTTGACACTTGCTTCGTGTTGCAGTCTATTGGCCGCTTCTTCTATCTGGTCATATTCTTGGCTGTTCAACAATTCCACCTCGCTTTATAGCTTCGATTGCATAATTTATTTCTACATAATTCTGACGTGTTCCAAAAAATAGTTCGAATTCTTCAGCACAGTCTTTTACTTCTTCTGCGACTTTGTCCGGATTGTATGCTGTAGTGTAGCTTTTCAGCATACGGATTTCCCGTTTGCAGTCTGCTATATTATTTTTGATCTGCCGGACCTTCGCGTCTATATCATATAGACTGCTGCCAGGCATTCCTCTTGATCTCCAGCGGTCAATGGCTTTGTACGAGCGTTTTATTTCTTCTTCAATTTTCTTGATTTCTGCATCCGCATCAATTAATCTCATTCAAATTTCCTCCATTTCTGTCCTCGCTTATAGCTCATTCTTCCTTCGCAGATATTTTTCCACACCATATCCTTAAGTTCATTCATAAGGATAGCTGCTGTTCCTCTTTCAATACAGTTGCCTTCAAGTACATAGACATCTCCTGTCAATTTATTTAAATCAATCAATTCCGAGTCTTTTGGATTGATTACGATAATTTGGATCTGGTTCATCCGTATCTGTCTCATCTTTTCTATTATTTCTGCTGCACTCATTTGAATTCCATTGTCATCCCTGACGCATGGTCCAATAGGAGTTGCGTAGAAATATGTGTCTTCTGCTGTATTTGATAGAGACGGAGCGCACGACTGGCAAGTATCCCATTCTTGGCACCTAGCGAGTGTTTTGCTTTTTCCGTAGCATAATTTTCCTTTCTTCATCTCCGTCATTCCTTTCTCATTCTGTTTCGATCGTTATAATTGCCGGATTTACAACTCCGTCGCCATCATAGTTATATTCTTTGTTGTGCCATTTCCTGAGGTATTCTCCGTATAACCAACACTGTGAAAGAATACTGACCGCTGCCCCGTACATGAATCCCGTTATTCCCTCTACATCGGCCTCATGGCTCAATTTTCCTGCATTATCTGCAATAGTCTTTTCCGGATCATCGGATTCTTCAATTTTCTTTTCCAGTAAGTCCGCCCATCTTTCGGCGTACGTAAAGCACGCTCTTCCGTATGGATCGCTGTTTTTTTCATACCAGTTACTGTATTCCAGTTCTTTGCCTTCTAAAATTTTCATCTTTCTTCGTCCTCCAAATAATTCTTTATGCCTAATGCTCGGAATTCTTCTCTTGTATGTGTTTCTTCATACTTCCTCTGGAATATCCGGCATAATAACTCACGCGTCTCTCTGCAGTTATGTACCGCCCTTGGTCCGTCTTTGTGGTGGTCTCTACACAGATAGACTTTAAATCCATTCTCTTCACTCACTTTCCTCAGTCCGCCACCGTAGAACACATGATGCTCTTCTGTATACTGCTGCTGCCGGCGGATGCCTTCCAGTCGGCATAGAAAGCATTCGCCTTTTACAGTGTCCACGATCGGAGCCGGATGGTGTTTTCTTTTTTTCTTCTTTGTTGGCTTCGGGAACATTAATTCACACATTCGATCTCAACTCCATTCCGATCGACCTCGGTTTCGAAGAATTCTTTCCAGAATGATTCCTTCGTCAGGACTCCAAAACTTACTCCCGGCATATTGCGGATTGCCTTTTCCATGGCTTTTCCCATGTATTCTGCTGCCGTATCGGCATTGATTGACGAAAGATATAATCTTCTTGTGGCATATGCCGGCTTTACTTCTTCTGATTGGTCCTGTTGTTCCGGAGTATTCATGTCCGGCGGGCAGTATTCCGGAAAATCTTTGACTAATTCTGTCTGCCCAGGAATCTGAGTTTCATCAGTATTTTCCTGTTGAAGCTCGGATTTTACTTCTGTGGTTTCTTCTGCCTTTTCCGATTCTTTTTCTTCTGTTTCTGCAGGTATTGCAACGGTGTCATGTGTTTCGGTTGGTTTTTCTTCATTTTCTGTCGGTAATTCCTCACTTTTTGTCGGTGGATTCGGCTGTTTTGTGGCCAATTCTATATTATTGTCTTCGTCCTTTCCTCCCTCTGCAGCCCCAGTTTTTACTGGTATTTCCGCCAATTTTTGCGCCGGCGCAACTCCCTCTTCTGAGCTCTTCTCTGCTGTAGATTCATCTTCGGTACAGTCAGTCTCTTCTCCATCATAAATGTTACTTTTCTCGTCTGGTAATCCTGTTTTTTCCTCTTCTGTCTCGTCTGTTCCTGCATCAGCAGTTTTGGTTCCGTCTGGAATTTTTTCACAAGCTCCGGTTCCATCGTCCGTAATATCTCCATGGTCTCCTTCATTGTTTTCTTCTCCGAAATAATTCTTCCAAGTTTCAGATCCTGCTGCCATTTCTCCAAAAATATTTACCGTCATCTGGTAGAATTCCCACCAGGTCATATTCTCAGGTGTGCTTCCAAATTTCTTGAACGTGACACGATTTTCGTACATCATCATGAAATAAAGTCCTTTTTTATACGATCGGTTTCCTGCTGGATTCACAATTTCGCTGAATTTGCTGATTCTCGCTTCATCGAACTCTCCGCTGAATACCGTATTCAGAATATTCGGATTATCATGGTAGAATTTCTCGATCACCTGTTTGATATCGTCTGCCACACCTGCTGCCGGCTCTATCTTATTGAATCGTTTTAATTCCCGAATGTCTTCTCTAGAAGTTTCCGGTTGGATCATTTGTCTGTCACTATCTGGAAGTTTCAGCATTTCCTCCAGCTGACTCCTTCCCAGTTCGGCATATTCTGGCCGGAGGCGTTCGGAGTATCCATCAATGGAATACTCCTTGTTTATACTCATGAATCGACTTGTGATAGACTTTCCCAGGCCGTACTCTGCCCGAGCGAATTCTGCTATACTTTTGTACCCGTCTCTCTCATACAGCTTCTGATCGTCAATCTGCCTCAAGGCATATCCTATTCGGACAAAGCCCTGTTTCACTCCTATGAGCTCCTGTCTTAATTTCTGTTTCATCTGCACCCAGTCATCCAGGTTTAACTGCACATATTCCATGTTTTCCTCCTTATGCTATATTTGCTGTCCGGACCGCTTCTGTCAGTGTTCCCGTTTTCATTTTCGTCAGCCATGTATCTAACCATGACTGCATATTGTCTTCATCCGGTTTTCCATCCCTGTCTCCATACCACTGTATAATGCTTGATTTTTTCGCATCCACTTCTACCGTGATATATGGGATATCAGGCTCTGCTTTAAATCGCAGCACCAATATGTATGTCTTTCCTGTGTTATGTTTTTTCAGATAGTTGTTCCCTCCAACGCAATGATGAAGCATACGTCCCTCCATGACTATTTCCTCAGCCGATCTGGCCGGTCTAATGATATAACTATCATCTTCGTAGAAATATTTATTTCTCAGTTTTCTGTAGATGTGTCTGATTTCCGGATAACGCTCTGCTACTTCATTAAGACGCTTGTCCATTTCTTCTTTGTTCGTTTCCATGACCATTTTGTTGTGTGCTGCCTCTAAGTTCCTCGGTTGTTGATATACTGTATTGTTTAGATCATATCCCAGGTTTACTCTCATGCTCAGATAATCGGTATAGATTGTTGCCATATGTCTTATCCGGGCCGACGCCCTGCTGCACTCCGTTCCATATTCGCAACCGGCATATTTTTCTATACGATTGAGCAGCTTTTGCAATGTCATGTATCTAGTGGCCGTTTCTATCTGCGTGTATTCCAATCCAGTCTCTGTCAGGTGTTCTACCTGTTCATCTGTCCAATGCTGTCCTTGGCGCTTCTCCGTCTGCATAACTTCCAGAAGTTTTAGATTTCCTTTTCGTCTTATCAGCTGCTTTATCCGTTCTTTTCGAATTCCGAGGAACTTGTCCAATCTATTCGCATCTTCATCTGCTATAATTCCATATTCGTAACCAACCAGTGACTCTACTATGTCAACTAGCCCCATTTTTGACAGAATCTCTATTTGCGGTGTTCGTTTGTAACATTCCAGATAATTTACCGGATTTATATTCCCCTTTTTGTCTTTGACATATTCTCGTAAGCCACTGTATTGAAACATTGTTCCTTTCATCTCTTCGTAAGTTTCCATCATGATTGGTGCGCGGTCTATTGTTATATGTTGCATTCCTTGCAGATCACAATCGTCCCAAAAATCTTTTCCTGTGTACGGATTGTATTTTTGATAATCTTTTTGAGTTTTCTTTCCTGGTTCAAAATATATTCTTGTCGTCTCTATGCCTGAAAGTTTTTCACATGCGTTATACATTTCCGTCCCCATCTCTCCGTCGATGAGCCCTAGTCTCCATTCTTTTTCCACTTCCACATATCGGAAAACCATTCCCTGTTCTTTGTATTTCTGTCCAAGGAACACATGGATCGTTTTACTATGTGCGCCTTTTACCTTGCCTTGACATTTGTATTTTCCACGTGCTCCACACATTGGACATGTTCCATAACGTCCTTCTCTAGGTTCTTCGGTATGTCTCTGGAACTGACTTTCGTAAGATATACCTGTTTTCCATCTTGCATCTGTAACTCCCCCGCATTTGCTGCAGGCTATATGCGTCCAGCTCCCATGCTTTTTGTAATACAGGTAATGCTCATTAAGAAAATATATTTCATCCGCTCTGGCCAGAATCTTTTCTTTTGGCAGTTCTCCCGTGTGCGCAATTCTATCTGCCAGTGCTTCTTTACGGCGTACATATTCTCTTTGTTCCCGTTTCCTTCTAGCTGTTATTACGATATCATTCTCATGTCCGCTTATGTATTCCCACCATTTCGCGTCATCGTAGACGGTTACTTCACAGAATTTCTTTATTCGTTCCAAATCTTCTTGACTCTGCAGGATGTTTTCCTCCTTCTCGTATGCAGAGATCCGTTCTGTCCATATCAGTTTTCCATATCCGCCATCTTCCTCCGCTTGTTGGTGTGTCCATTTTTCTTTTTCTGGCCAATATGTTCCAAAGTCTTTTTTTGTTAATGCGATCCGTACCAGCGGTGTTTCTCTTGATTCTTTTTTGTTACGATATATTTCCACAAAGAGATGTTTTTCGTGTCCAACAATCTTTACTGCCGTTACACCGATATATTTGACCGCTTCTTTTCTACTGGTTTTCTTTAACCCTAGATACGGTATCTTCTCAATCGTTTTCTTCTTCATCCACTGGCACCTACTTTCCCATATAGTAGTCTGTGATGATCTGCTTCGCTCTGGCCATACCCGGGATTCCTAATGTGACTCTGCCAGTCGATACACCTGCTGCCTTCAATATGTCTCCGCTGACCTGCTGTTGATTTTTGAACGACCATGTCAGTAATGCCGCTATACATCCTTTCAGTGATTTTTCTTTCTTTCGAACCTGTCTGGATAACAGATCATTTTCCATGCACTGCCCTCTCAGGTATTCTACCCAATCCCCCATGATTTCTTTTGGCTTCAGTTCTTTTACTTCAATATCGATTTTCCCAAGAGCTGCAGTGAGCTGATCACACAGTGCGGGGAGTTCTCCCTGTAGATACATGTCCACATATTCTTTCTGTATGCCATTCTCTTCAGCCATTTCTCTCAATGATTTCTCATCGCCTTCGTTGAACAAATTTTCTGCAAGTTCATTAATTTCTGTATAGGAGTTCAATTCTCCAAATTTATCAAACATCTATGTATCCTCCATTATTTTTCTAATTTCGTCGCTGTATGCATGTCGTCCCTTTTCCATTCGGATCAGATGCCCCTGCATCTTCTTCCAGAGCTTCTGCCAGCCTTCTGCGTTTGCGATCGGTGTTCCATTGGTTTTTCGGAAGTCATTCCCGGCCCATTCATGTATGTGATAGTCGATCATGTTCACCACAAATGTGTCCTCACAGTGGATATGGACCTCGCAGGACTGGTTCAGGCGGCTCAATGCTTCTGTGATTGCCTTTACTTCTGTTTCGTGTCGTGTGCCTTTTATCTGACCGGTATCTTGGATTTTTCCAATCTCTCCGGACTTCTTTACGCACGTGCATATGAATCCGTATTTTCCCAGTGTTTTACTGTTGGAACTGGATTTTACAGTCGTGTAGATATCTACTCTAAACATGATTTTTCTGTGCCCCTTTGGTGTTCCTGTTTGGTACTATTCTCTGTTTTGAGAATTTCGTCGATCTGTTCCCGTCTCCTGGCCATCACTTCATCGAGCGCATCTTTTAACACATTTGCATTATCCACTGCAAGTTTAGGTGTGTCTATGTGGTGCTCATGCAGTACTTTGTTCAGCTCGACTGATACCGCAACTAATTCTTTTAGTTTCTGCTCGCTTGCTCCGTTTAAAATCAGCATTCTAAATTCTCCTATCCAACTTAATCATGGTGTAATACCGGTATTTGTACCCGGTGAATTTATTTGTTCCTTCGTAGTATGTATCTTTATCTAAGTAGTAGCCTTTCCTGTCCTTGATCTCTCTCCACTGCACAAAGCGTTCTTCTTTCGGCTCCTTTAGAGGCATATTGCGGGACGCATGATAGCTTGTCTCTCTTAAGTGCTCTCCATAGCGTTCGCATGTTTCTGGTGTTTTCGTGATGTATCCGGCCAGATCTCTGAAATCTCCCGCTTCATACAGGTGCTTGAAGGTTACTGCTCCATGCTCCCAGGCATCCTTAATGATGATGTCTGCATCCGGTATCCGATTTATAACTATGTGTACGTGCCAGGCTCCTTTTGTACCTACTTCGATATTTGCCATCCACCTCATTTTCTTCCCGGCTTTTTTATATTTTTCTCTCACCTTCCTCATGGCTTGCGCCAGATGCTTTTTTGCAGTCTCCATATCAGGTGGACGCTTATCCTTTTTGTATGTGAACAATACCAGGTAATCATTCTCATGGAACCACGTCTTCAGCTTATGCCTTGCTTTTCTTTCTCTATTCCACTGATTCCGGAATCGGATCTCTTCCAATGTGGCTTTTCTCTTCTTCCCTCTTTTCGTTCCCGGTGCTCCATACTTCCCATCCAGGTATTCATATATCTCTACCGAATGTTCAAACGTATATATCAGTCTTTTATATCTCTTTTTCATCCACCTGTATGTCCTATCTTTAATATTCTTAACAAGTGATGAAAACGGACGAAAATGCCCGTATTTCTTGACTTTTCCGCCCGCCGATGGTATTATAATTTTGACTTATATTTTCGGTAGGCGAAGAAGTCTTGAGGTACATCATCCGCATAATGATGTGCCTTATTTTTTTATTCACTTGTATCACTATCCCCATCTCCATTCCGGGCATCCACAGGATCTGTAGTCTTCTGATTCCTGGTACTCTTCCATGACCGTTATGGATGGGTCTTTCCCACATATGCACTCTCCGTCACCCAGATCTCTCATGTAGGCGCAGTTCCTGCACTCCTGCTTAGCAGATTGTGTCTGCCACATTCTCTGTCCTATTGGTATCACCTCCTGTATATGCCAAGTCAAAAAGTCTCTTGAGTTGTGCTGGTGTGTATACTGGTTGTCCATCTACACTTACCCAGCCGGACATTACGATCAGTCCTTTTTCGATGTCATTTTTACAGTTGTATTCGTTCAGAGTTTCTTTGGCCAGCTGCAGTCGCTTGGCAAATTCTTCTTCTGTTAAAATCTTTGGAATTTCATGCATCTTCTCCACCTCCCGTTAAGTTATGACGTAAAAATTAATTACACATGCAAGTAACACTGCAATCAGTATTAATTCTCCAATAATCGTCAATCTCCAGATCCACGTCCTTAATTTCTCACATTCGTCTTCCAGACGCTTGATCTCAAGCTTCTTAATCAATGGCGTCTCTGGTTTTAACTGCATGCTTGTCCTCCTATCCTGTAGCTGTATGTTTCTTTGCAATCGGAGCGACCATCAGAGTCACATCCAGCTTTTCTTTTTTGATTGCTTCGTTTAGCTCATCCAAGTTATTGATCCCGATGGAAGCAAGTTCTTCTTCCATCATTTTCTGTTTTTCATTCATAGCCTCACCTCATTATGCTGGTTCTTTTTCCTGTTTGTCCATATCTGCTCTGATCTTCAGAATGTCCATGTTGCTTTTCGCGATCATGAATGCCTGCGGATCATGTGCGGCCAGATGTTTGGCTGTCTCTACCATTTCAGCGATTTCTTTCTTTTCTTTTTCACTCATTGCTGTTCTCACCTCTTTCTGTATTGATTTCTTTTCGGCATTCTTCTATACTTTAGATACCGGCACGGCAATGCCTAGTATTTTATGAAAGGAGATACCCATGAACGTTTATAAAATTTCAGAACTTCTTGAAAGCTTAAAGGCTTCTCAAAAAGATGGATTTGAGTATGTTACACTCTCAATTCTTGATCCCGACGATGATATTGATTGTGAAACTGTATGTTTAAACTATGTTTGTGACGCTTCCAGCACTGAAGAGGACATGATCGATTCTGTTCCGCTTCCTGATGGATATTCTAATTATTAATAGTGAGTTTAATTTCAAATCCGTTTTTAGAAAGGCGTCTCAATTTTCGAGATGTCTTTCTGAGTTCGCGAAGAATCGGCTCTATATTTTTCATATTTTCATTAGATATGATTTTCGTTCTCCCGCCGTCCCCTCTTTTGATTCCAAGTTTTATCATTTTCACTTTCTTCTCACTCCTTCCCGACCTGCCATCATCAGACACCGGGCGGTCATCCCCGGTGTGACGGTCATTGCTGACCGTTTCGGCTATTTGAATGCTATACTCTCCGCTTCTTTTCTCTGTTCCTCTTTCCTGGCTTCAATATACTTTACAGTCAGGTCCTTCAGTTCTTTTTTCTTCTCAAAAAGTCCATCGAAGACTTCACCAAAGCTCTCTTCGTTTTCATCCTCGCTGAAGATGAATGCCATTCTGAGTCTGTGCAAGGCTTTTATATATTTCATATATTCTTCTTTAAAACAGTTTCGACCGAATAGATTGCATGTGTTCTCTATTGTTTCCATGTCTTTAAATACCCTGCTTCTTATTTCGAGATATTGGCCTCTTGATTCTATTAATTTTTCCATTCTTCTTACCTCGTCTCTTTATTGACTTTTTGCATTTACTCTCCTATCCTGTTGATACAGGCTTCTGTTTAAGCCAAGTATTCAAAAAGGAGGAATTTATTTTGACTGATTTAGAAAAACAATTTCTTGACTGCTGTGCTAAATATTATTTAGAACGCTCTGTTATTAGCAGTGACGACCTGCTCAGATATATAGATGTTCCTTTGATTTCTTTGCAACGTTGTGCTGAGCGTTTAGAGCAACATGGTTATATAAAAAATCTCTGCATTCAGTATCGTCGTCATTTTGATTTTCAGCTTACTTATGAGGGAACTGTTCGCCGTGAAATGTGCTTAGAGCATATAAAAGACTTTTTGTTAAAATCTCTCTTTGTCCCCGTAGTTGTATCAGTCATTTCGTCTTTAATTGTTGCATCAGTAGGCTACCTTTGGAGCATGCGTAGTATTAAAGAGAATAGCCAGAGTCCTATTGCCCAACCAGCCAGCGAGCTTATTACTGATACTAATGGACTAAACCACCAGTGATCATCATCCATGTCAAGTACCCAATCCCAGAAGCTCGCTGGGCGGTCGTATTTCCACCAGTTTTGTAATTTTTTCCACATTTCTTCTCACCTCACATTGCATTGATTTGTTGGTATGTCTCAATTATATGTTGGTTAATTCTTTTTATCAATACTTTTTGTGATTTACCAACATTTTGTATTGAATTATAAATTT